ACACCGCTTCACGCCCTTCCTATCGAGCCCTGATCTGCCGAATGACGCGCAGGGCCATCTCATCCCCAGTGGCCTCGATCGCATCCACCGAGTAACCACATATTAATAGGGTCTTAAAGCTCAGCCCATGGCGGCTTAAAAAGGCCCTTATCCCCCTGCTGCAGTAGCCGGCACGGCGGCAATCTGCGAAGGTCACCCGCAAGTCGGACGACACCACAACATCTTGTGGTGTGGCAGATGGCTCACACACGGTCGAATTCCCTCTCCTGGAACTGCCACGAAGTCTTGCCGGAGATGTCCGATTCAAGCTCGATTCGAAGGCTGTTGTTCAAGCGCCCCAGGCCCGACTCTGCGATCTCGGTTGCCTCCGGATACGTGTAGGAGGTGCCGGTCATCCCCGACTCGGTATGGACGAGGGTCCCCAACTCCCCGTAGATGCGTAGCGTGTAGGTGGTGCTTGTTTCCGGGCCGATGTCGCCGGCAGATTGCTGGACGAGATAGGAGGTCTGTTGAGTCCTGTCTCGGTGCGACCAGCTCACCGTCATTTCCCCCGAGATCGAGGATGGGTAAGCCACGCTGTTGATCTTCACGTTGCCGGGCGGATAGGGCATCTCGGCACGGCCCTGCATGGTGATGCTGTGTTCGGTGGCATCGCCGATGTCGAGTGTTCCCTGGCCGGTCGTCGTGAGGAGCTTCAGGTCCAGTTGATCCGTGACGGCATAGTAGTCCTGGGTGAACCCCGATCCGGTGGCCAGGAACCATGCTCGCTCGTCGGCTGCGTGGGCGACGGGCGTGGTGTCGAGCATCCCTCGCCAGCAATCGTTCAGGGTGTACGTCTCATCCCCGTTGTCGGTGACGCTGCCGTAGGCGATCAGCTCGTCCCCGAGTTGGAAGAGTCCCCCTCCCTGGTTTTGCTGGGCAGGGTCATCAAGGAGATCGAGGTCGATACCGTCCTCGACCACCACGACGCTGGTGTCCTCAGGATCGATGGCGCTTTGCAGGAGCCCCGTCGGCGTCCACTGGCCCAGCCCTTGGTATTCATATGGGCCCGAGTTAAGGCAGGCATGCAGGGCATAGTTGAGCGCATCCTCTGTAGGCCGGCCGGCACCAATCCATGGCACGCAGGAGTTGTCCGGGGCGTCGGTCAACTGCATACGGATCATGTAGGGCATCTCTTCAACGAGGATGAGAGACACGTCCTCGGGATCGTTGCCGGGGTCCTCCCACTCCGAACCGCCGTCGGCATAGATGGAATCGGAAAGCGCGAAGACGTCCTGGATGAAATCGGCGTAGATAATGCCGTTCCGCGGATCCCCGTACCGAACTCGCTGAACACGCCCGATGAGCTGCACGATCCCCAGCGGGTCCCAGACCAGCTTGAACACATCTCCGGGAGCCAGGTTCCATGCAGACCGGTTGATTCGAAGCGTGCCCTTCGCCAGGGGGAAGGCGAGTGCCTTGAGGTCCCGCTGAGCCACCTGCAGGGCGAGAGTCGAGTTGCTGATGCCGGGGTACTGGATCTGTGTGCTGACCACAGCCCCCTGGGCATTCCAGTTGGCGAGATCCTGTGCCGCCACCGTCCGCTCCATGCTCTTCGCGGAGAGGTCCGTGAACACCACTCGCACCTCGTTGGTGGTCTCGTCCCAGGCGGTGCGGCTGAAATTCTCGAGGTGGCAGTTGGTGATATCGAAGACGGGGAGATCATCTATCACGTAATCGTCACGGGCCAGGCTCAGCACCAGCTTGCCGGTCTGCAGATCCAGGTGGATGATGCCGTCGATGTGGCGAAGCAGCTCGGCGGCCATGTCCTCGATGGTGCGGCGGTTATCCCACTGCAGAGACAAGCCGAAACCCTCATCGTAGAGCGTATCCGCGGCCGCGAGGAACGAAGACGAGTCGATCCCCGAAGCGGAAATCCCCGCCCCCCACACCTCGTTGGTCAACAACTCATAGAGAATCTCGGCCGGATTGGCGTCCCCATTGATGTCCTCCTGGCCGGAAGCCAGGGCCGTCGGCAACCTCCGGATGAGGAACTTCATCGGCTTGAGGTAGGTGCTGGTGCCGACATAGAACTTTTTGAAGATGAGGCTGCAGACACCCCTATAGGCCGGAACGTCGGTCAGGTGCTTGTCGAGGTACGGGCTGACATCCTGAGTCGCCGATCCGGCCCATACTTCGACCGGTCCCGCCAAGCCGCCCTCCGACTCCTCTCCCCCGAAAAGCTCCCAGGCATCCACCTCGATGACCTCATCCATGGCCTCGCCTTCCCACGCCTTCTTGTCGTTGGCACGGATCATGAGAAGGGCGTCCGGCTCGCCGTGGCAGAGGACGAAGTGCATGCCGAGATAGTAGCGGTGGCCGATCACCTGGGTGGCGGACTTCTTGCCGGACGATACTGTCCGCGTGATTTCCGTCACGCGCAGATTGCCGTACCAGACGAGATTCGGCCCCCCAACCTCCACGGTGCCCCACACGACGGGCACGGGCCTCGACTCCGATGCCGTGGGGAACTGGAAGTCGCCGAGGCCCGCAGGGCGGGCGTTATTCACCTGCGGCTTGGGCCGGAGCAACTCTCCGACAACATAGGATGCCACCCACATCCAGAACATGAACCAGAAGCCCATCAGGTCAGCCCTTTATTGAAAGGATTTTTTCGGGGCACGAATGGGAAGCCGCCATAGTTGAGCACGTTGTCGAACTTGTCCCTGCAGGTCGCCTTTGATCTGTCGCACCCCGCATACGCATCTACAAGCGTGCCGACCGAGAGCGACTCGAACGGGAGGAGCAGTGTCACCGTATCCCCCACATGGTTGACGATCATGCGGTAGTCGAGATCTCGAAAGAGGTAGCCGGCCTTGAAGTAGCCGTCCGCCTCAGAGGAAAAGGCCGACGCAGTGACGGTGTTGCCGTCCACGGCCTCCACCTGCCCTTGAACCTTGTAGGACACCGCGGACAACCCGCACCCAGGGCCATAAAGCATGTGGTTGCATTGGGTCTGGAACTGGTACCGCAAGCCGTCCCTAGATAGCTGGGCGGAAATGGGCTCGCACTCGATTTTCGCGAAATCCCCCTCCCATGTGACGGCCCTGATTCGCCCCACCCAGAAGGCGATGGTTTCTCCATCTCCCCGGTGATATCTAAAAATGGTCAGGGTCATGGCGCTCAACGGAACATAGACCCTGTATCTCTGGGCGATCTCGTGATCGCGCTGAACGGTGAGGGTCAGCTTCGTGTACCCGCCCTCGCGGCTCTGCTCGGGGCTGGTCCGCGAAATTGGGGAGGGCTGGTAGGTGTTCCCCCCGTAGACGACCTCCTCATCTCCGCTGGTGTAGTACCACTCCTGATTCAGCACCCCGAACTTGTAGAGTTCAACTGGTGAGCCATCATAGACTGACGTTTCCTTTTCTTGATAGGTCATCCCGGCCACTCCGATTTGACCCATGCCTCCTGTTTATCGCACCAGGCCTGTGCGTGATCAAAGCTCCTAGATGCCTTATCCCATTGCTTTGAGGCTTTCATCCATGCTTCATGTGATCTTCCTATCGCGCTCACCATGCATTTATGGGCCTCGTCCATTTTTCGCAGCGCGGCTTGGCTTCGTGACTGCCGTTCAACCTCACACATCTCCAGCAGATCACCAACACCCAGCAGATGATTCTCTCGAATCCATTGAATGAGCGATGCTTTGCTGATGGACGCGAAGTGTTTCTTGAGGATCTGCTCGAATCCCGCTCTATTCATTCCGGCACCACCACGTGGCTCGCCTTCGACACCGCTACCGAGTCGGTGTGCCAGACGATTTCGATCCGATCCTGGTCCAGCCGGCAGAGATTGAGGAAGCTGATTCGGAATGGCTGCACGTCATCGCCCCACTGCTGGTCCAGGGTCAGCAGCTCCTCTCCCGGATCGCCTGCCTCCACCCCTGTGATTCGCCTCAACCGCCAGCTCCCGTCCGGCATCAGGAAGGCCAGGTCACGCCTGGTGGTCTGCAAATCCACGAACCGCTCGTAATCGATCGACTGAACCGCTATCGTGTCGTCCAGGGCCGTAACGGCTTTCGTCAGGTGCAGATCGGAATGCCACGAGGGAATCCAGACCGGTTTCAGCCGGCCCCTTCGGGCGAATAGATACTCCTTGAATGCGCTTATCGCTTCTCTGCCCTGCAAGACCCATTCGAAGGAGGTGGCCACCTTCGGAAAGGCGGTTCGCGAGGTAGACACCACGGTGCCGATGCCGGCGTCCACCAGATCCGTCGGCCTCCGATAGGTGGACATCAGGGACTCGACCCTGTTGGGGCTGTCGAACAGGAGGTCCTCCCCCTGATACGTCTGCGGCGCCGGGCCCTCGTCGCCCCCCATATCGGTCCCCGGCTGCACCAAAAACGGTAGGCGCACCCTCACCAGCTCATCGGTGATCCTCTCCACGCTTGCTTCGCTGGGAACCCTTGCGAAAACGAGAGGCATGATCCAGGTCCCGGCGGGCCAGGCATTCTCGATAGGATCCACGAGGGTGATCTCGTCGGAGGCGATTCCGGAGATCTCTACCGACTCGTGGGACTGCGGCCCCTGCCAGAGAACGGCCAGGCCGCCTTCGTGGTAGTCCATGTATTGAGTAGAAACTGGAATGGTGGTGGATCCCGCATCGAGATCCGCATCGAGCCGGCTGCGGTCCATCCAGATCGGGAGCCCGTAGAGCCTGCTCTGCCACCCGAAAAGCAAGGATTCCATCACAGCCGCCTCATGCCCCGGCAGGGTGGCGAGCAGCTCGTACCCGCGTCTCGGGTGGCCACGCTGTTCGATCCGCTGCTCGCTGCCGTCGTAGGCCTCGATGATGTCGGTGAGCCACTCCATGGCTTCGGTCATCATCCCGCCCCAGTCCGCGCTCAGGCCGAAGACGGCGATCCTCCAGCCGATGATCTGCAGCAGCGGGTCGTTCGGCGGGAACCTCCAGGTGTAGGAGGCGTTGATCCGGCCGGGCCCCTCAAGGGTGACCTCCACCTCGTAGAAGCGAGATTCCAGCGGCAGGAATGTGGTGGGGGGTGGCGTCGGCTCGGTGAGGTTGATGCCTTCGGTCCTGACCTGGTCGATGGCATCGAGGAGTTGATCCTGCGTGGTCGCGTTCCAGACCTCCACGGGGTACGTTTCGGGCTTGAGGAGGTTCCCAACATCGATCAGACCCGGCACAATGTGGATGCCCTGATAGAACCAGGCCGCCCAGCCGGGAAGCGGCTTGCCGGTAAGTGTCCAATTCACGAAGGCCACGGGGACCTGGCTGTTGAGGGAGCCCGGCTGAGGCGATGGGCCCACGTACTCTCCTCCGAAACCCTCCCATGTGGGATCAAGCCAGGGGCCGTCCCAGACCGGAGAAGGAAGAGGGGCACCGCTTAAGGTGGCCATCAGGTCACTTTCTTGAAGGCGTACGCATGATATGCGCTAAGGGTGCTTGCTCTTTGATACCAGGGGAAGATGACCCAGGTATCTGACCCAATCACGATCTCGTCGCCGGGCATATAGTTATTCATCTCGCACTGGGCAATATTCGGCGGGTAACCGATCAGCGAATACAGGTCACTCCCCCGGTAGGCCATGAGATACATGGGGAGCAGCGTTGTGGACTGATTGAACGTGTTGGGCTGGGCCAGGACGAGATCCCAGTTCATGCCACGTTTGCGGCATGTTCCGATCACGCGCGGTGATACAGAAGTATTATAGGTGTTGCGCACCCACAAACCGGTGTCGCCGTCGATATCCAACCTGAACCAATTCCGATATAGAGCCCCGCGTTCATTCGAATCAAAGAGCAATGCATGGCTTGTAGCATCGATGCTGCTGCTGCCCGGAGAGAGGTACACCGCCCCGACGAAGGCGCCGGACTGTCCTGCAGCGAGCCCGTTCTTCTCGATGATCCCAAATGCCATATGTCTAAAAATCCCCACGGTGACCTCAACGACCACGTAGCAGCAATCCCCATCCAAAAAGACGTAGTAATTGGCTACCGTGGCCACGTCCCGAAGGAGAGAGGGATCAGAGGCATTCGGCTGAGCATCCCAGTCCTCCCCGGAGTCATAACCTTCCGAGCCGCAGAGCCATATATGGCCACCTGTGTTGTCCGTGCCGGAGGGGTCCGTCGCCGTGGACCTGAAGTTCACGTACTGGGTGCCCTTCTGAACATGCAGGCGATACCCATCTCCGTCCGTCTGCCACATGTTGGTGGTCCAGCCATTGGCGACCAGAAAGAGCCTCAGCTTGTCGAGAAGATCATCTTGGCCGCTAGCAGATCCGGTCTGATATGCCATGGCTACTCCAGCTTCAATGCCCAGTATTCGTCTATGGTGGTACGGTAGACGTTTTGGATGACAAAGTAATCGTCGGACCCGTCCTCGACAATGTTCTCTGCCGAATTTCCATAACCGGTGACCCAGAAGCAACCCTCGAGATCACCCAGGATCTCTTTGTCTGGCGTATCGGCATGAATGGTAAGCGGGATCATTGGGTAGGTCCCGTCCAGTCCCTCCCTGAGGGTCTCCATGCGCTGATATCCATAGGTCGTGTTCATTCCAAAGAATGGCCAGACTGATCGTTCCGGATAGATATAGTAATCGTCGAAAGAATCCTTGTTGCGAACCGCCTTCCAACCCCCGGCCGGTGTTCTGAGGCACAGGCTTGCCCTCGTCGGAGAGAATCCGCCAGGATTGGCAAAATGACTGTGATCCCCGCTCTCCACGTCATACCTCTCGCCGCCGTAAGCCGTGCTCGATCCGCCCACAGCGAGAGGGTATGGGTACTGTCCGGGAGTCGCATCGGGCAGGAGAAACCCCAGGTATAAGGCTTCATAGCGGGTGGACACCTTCGCGACCATTACAATCCGGCGGCCGTTTGCCACGAACCAATAGGGGATGGTCGTATCCCAGAGGTGGACCCTGGGGTGCGTCAGGTCCAGAACGCCGGGCTGCTCATCGAAATCCATCCCGTCATTGAACCCTGTGGAGCCCATGAGCCGCCAGTTATAGTACCCGGGGCCGGCATCCTCGTAAGTCTTGATGCCGACGTATATTTCATCGAGGCCGGCCAGGCCGGGCCCCTTGAGGATCAACTCGTCCCCCTCGACCCAGCGTTGCTCCTCCCATGCTTCGGATCCAATATCGCCCTCTGTGGTATCGATCGACCATTCGTCATCGATGACGAAATCGATCGAACCGTCCGTGATTGTGAAGGAAATGTAACTGTTGCTGTACGGAGTGCCCACGGTCGCATCTGCCTGTGCGCCCGACACGGAGCCGACGACACTGAAGGTGCCTCCGTCCGGGTCCTCCGCCGTGCAGGTAAGCGTCCATGTTTCGCTGGGGGCGCCCGGCTGGGTATCGAACCCGTCCAGTGTACCGTTTCCCGTGCCCGTGTACACGGGTGTTGCGAATGACGCGTACCCGCACACGAACCGCCGGAGCTTGTCCAGCAGGTCCTGATAGTCGTCGGCGTTTCCTGTCTGATATGACATTATGCGAGCACCTGTTTGATATTGCCGGCGTTCTTTTGAATGACGTTTAACAGCACCTTTTCGCCGGATGAAGACTGAAGGTAATCGTGAACGAGATCCGGATCGATCACATTGAGGATCCGGACGCCTCCGGCTCCCCCACCTGGTCCGCCGCCGTTGGCGGCATGCCTGGGATCGTCGCGGGTCAACACTTCTTCTCCGCGCTTGGCGACGATGGGAACCTCGCCGGGCTTCAGGCCGAGCATTCCCCCTGCATGCAAGCGCGGCGCACCGATGAAGACAGTCGGCGAGACCCGGCGCTGAGGTCCTCCCTCGTGGACCAGGCCGCCTGAATGCCTCGATGAGAATGCGCTCATCAGCATTCCGACCCAGCCGCCCATCTGACCGGTCTGGCCATAACTACCGAGAAGCTTCTGCATGATCTGTGCAGCGAGGGCCTCCGCCACCATCTTGCGGATCATGTCCACAAAGCTGCTGAGCATCCCCTTGACGCCATCCTTGAAGGGGTCGTAAAGGAACTCGCCAAGCGCCTGCTGGAAAGACTGGGCGAAGCCCATGCCGAGTTTCGTCATGTCGTCGGTGGCTACTTTCCACTCGGCCCGGATCTGTTCGATCCTCGCTTGGGCCTCCTCCGGGGAAAGGAATCCCCCGCGAGACAGCTCCCAGATCCGGGCGATCTGGCGCTCGATCTCGCGAAGTGGATCCAGGATGTCCCGGATGGCCTCCGCTTCCTCGCGGGCCTGGTCGATGGCCCGGTTGTTCGCCTCGATCTGCCCCTTCCGGATCTCCTCCGCCAGGTTGAACTTCTCGATCGATGCGAGAAGCGCATCAGCTTCCTCGAGCTGGGCATCCGTCGCTCCCTTGAGCATGAGCTTGTAGAGTGCCTCCTGCCGTGAGGTGTAGCCGAGTGTCGCGGCCTTCTCGCGCAAAGCGGCGATGGCCTTTTTAATGGCCTTCTCCTCGGCCGACTCCTTCGTCTTCGTACCCTCGCCGGCGCCCTTCGGCGTGATGGTCGGCAGCGGCCCCTCCGCCTTCGCTTCGCCGGCTGCCATGTCCTCGAGGGTCTTCTTCGTCTCCGAGAGGCTCTTATGGAATCGCATCACTGCTGATTCACCACGCTGGAATCGGTCTGCAATCCCGCCGATGAAATCCCAGCCCTTGGCAGTGATCTCCTCGCGAATGCCCCCGAGATCTTCGGAAAGCCGCTTCAACGGAGAGAAATCTACGTCGGCCATTCCCCCAAGCCCCGGCAAGACGTGGGCATGCTCGACCAGCCAGGAGAGGCCTTCAATGGTTTTTTCGATGGGATAAAGGACGGAGTTGACCAGGGCAATTCCGATTCCCGTAACCACGGCGCCAAGGATCGAAAATTGGTCCTGAATGCCCGCCACAGCATATCCGAGAATCCTGAACAGGCCAGAAAGCGTCCGCGTCTCGGCGTTCCACTTCACGATCTGGGCTGTCACCTCCACGCCTTTGGCCAGAAGAACGCCGACCTGCCGGAGGAACCGGCCGGCCTCTGTGACGGTATCGCGGACGGCCGCCTTGTTCTCCTTCAGCCAGGCCGACAGCTCCTCCGCCTTGATGACGACCCAGGCGAGAGCCTCTCCGAGCAGGTCGCCGACCTCGGTGGCCACCTCCTGCCCCGCCTCGACGAGGCCACGAAAAGTGTCCGAAATTTTATCA